GCTGCACCATTGGCATCGAGGAGGACTATCGTATCGTCGTCGAGCGTACACGTATCGGTATCGCACGTCGTATTGGCGATAGTTGTGTCTCCCGACGAACAATCCCCACCAGCGGCCACAAGAGTGCCAGAACCGTCAAAACGAGCGCATCGACTTGCAGTACCGCCTGTAACCGTATCCCCCGTAATATCTACGGTGCAGTTCGTATTTGAGCAGGCATCCGGGTCGGTTTCTCCATGAGCTGTATTCGCATCTTGGCCCGTGTGAGTGTTCAACTCTGCTTGGGTCGCCGGATCGACGTACTCGAACGCTGTCGTCCCACTATCGACGATAACTGCGTACCCCGCCGTAGGGCTGTTTGCGCCGTCATCCAGTTCATCTGTGCCCACAGTGTCCGTCCCTGGGGTACCGCCGCCCCCAGTGCCGCAGGCGGCGCTAGCGAGCACTACAGAGCCGTTTGAGTCTATTTCCAGGCAGGTGTTAGAAGCAGGCGGGGAGATGCTGGTGGTCAGGAGTTTGGTGTCCGTGTCATCCGCCCGAACCTTCAGGGTCGTAGCGATCTCAGCCATCGAGTCGAGGGCATCGTTCTCCAGAGCGGCAGCAGATGTGGCTGCCCCGCCCTCAGCGGAGGCGCCCGCGAACAGGCAGTTTACCCCGGTATCGAGGCAAGTGGTGTCGGTGTCGCCGGAACTGCAATCCCCACCGGCAGAGACGAGGTTGCCGGAACCGTCGAATCGGGCACAGCGGTTCTGCGTGCCCCCTGTAACCGTGTCATTGGCGAGGCTGACCGTACACGCCGCGTTGGTACACGCCGCCGGGTCTACCTCGCCGTGCGCGACATTCGCGTTCTGCCCCTCGTGGGTATCAAGTTCCGCCTGCGTTGCCGGGTCCACGCACGAGCCATCCCCGAGTTGGACATGAGTCGCTGTAGGGCAATCGACCGCTGGCCCGGTGTCTGTCGTATGGGAAAGGTCCGAAATGTCCGCCTCGACCAACAGACGGTCCACAAAGGCGGAAACCCCGTCGTAGACCAGTACATCGCGGTTCTGAGGCGTCCCGCTCAGGGTCACGTCCTGCAACTCCCCGACCGAATCGTCGGTCAGATCGTCGTCCGTCAATGCCCCGTCATTATCGGTGAAAACGTCGGCAACATTGGTCAACTGAGTCTCTAACTCAGTCTCCGTGTCCATCTCCCCGAAAACCGGGTCTTGCTCCAGGCTGGGAACCTCGGTGTCGCGGGCGAGAGTACCGTCCGCGTTACAGGTCACATCCCCACTGGTCGGCGTACAGGTGATATCAGTCCCGCCGGTCACGCTCGACACGCCGGCAGTCACCTCCGACCCAATCGCCTGCCAAGTGTTATTCGTCCCACTGGTGATAACGCATTTGGCAATGGCGCTCCCAGTGCTCGCCGTCGGATCGCAGTCCTGAGAGTTCAGGGCATCCGTAATCACGCACTCGGTATCGCCTGCACGGTTCGACCGTGCCGCAAATGTCGAGAGTTGGGACTTGGTAACAGGCCCGGAACAGTTGGTCCCGCCCTGCTCACTTGTCAGTTGAGCTACAGCGGGCGTAGAACCCGCCAAAAACGCCGCGACAGCCAATATTCTGAGCAACATGGAGTCATGTTACCGCTTAACTGCATGGACGCGCTAGCAGCCGCTTACGGGCTTCTGAGGGGCGTTCTGGGGCTAGTCCTCGTCGTAACCGAGGTCCAAGCCCTCCACGAGCAGGAACAGCCTCTCCAACTCCTGCCCCTCGGGGAACCCACGCCGGAACGCCGGGTACAGGGCACGCCGGAACTCCGTCAGCAACCTCTCAAGAGTCTCCACCTGCTGGTCAAGGACCAAGGACTTCAATTCGGCGGCGCGGAGACGGCGATGCAGTTCCTCCACGTCGGCTTCAAGATTGGTAACTCGTGATCTCATCGTCGGCATATCAGTACCTCAGCCAAATAAAACGCTCTCATCGTCAATCTCCTTACTCGTCACTCAGGCCCAAATAGGCTGGCAGCAGGTTGGTCCATGTACACGACGGACTCGTCAAAGTGTCAGGGAGTTCGCCCGACGTAACAGTTTCGGTGTGTGTGCAGTATCGCCCCTGATACGTACTTGCGTGCATACTGACAAATGCCACATTCCCAGTGCTTGTGGTCACACACATCCAAACGTCTCCTGGCGGAATGGCCGCAGGCGTAGCGTTATCATTCGAGCAGTTCAGACTGCCAGTTCCACTGCTCGTTGGCACTGTGCATTCAAAATACTGAGTCTGTCCGTCCGCACTGTATGTCCCCAACTCTACAACTTCGGATACATCAGTCCCAATTTCGAGAACAAAATCCATCGTGTCTGCATCGGCAATGCGACCGGGGACAAACCACTTCACACAATACGCCGATCCTGCCGTCTCTTGCGTTGATGTTCCATTAAAACTGGGTGCCCCTGTCTGGAACTTCGTCATGGTAGTTGCAGACAGACCCGTGGGCGGGTTCAGGAACTCACACACTTCGGTGCTCCCGTCGCAGGCAAAAATAGTGTTACTGGGAGCGCCATATACTCGGAAGTCTACGTCCAAGTTTGAGGGATTGATGATAACGGTCTTGGTTCCACCCGCGTTACTGCTCCATTGCTGTAGTCCGTTATAACTACCCCCACTTTTGACGAGGACGTCTACCCTGCCGTCCAGTGAACCGTTGTCGGTGTCCATCGCCGTATGCCTGATCTGAGCCACACCCACCTCGGTGCCAACGCTGTTGTCTGCCGTAAGCTCCATATTGCAGAACGTCCCATCTACTCCATCTCCATCGCAGCCAAGACGAGCGTATGTCGCGTTCCCACCTGTATTACTATAAGCCTGTAGGGCGTTGGCTACCGTGGTGTCGATATTGAGAACCCCGCTCATCGTATCGCCAGTCTTACTCACGTATGTGCCACTGGTATTGTCCGTCCTAGATATTTCTCTCCAGGAATTCCCATCCAGCCACAGATACAGAACGCAATGGGCATTGGAACAGGTGAAGTCCTCACCATTGTTCAAACGGATACTCGCGCTTGAAGCCACCGTAACGTCGGTGCTCTGAAGACGAACCAAGAGCGTCTGACCGCTGATTCCATCATCGAAGTCTGTTACGACTGACCCTGCGCCGTAGGTCGCCAGATTGATTTGCGTGCAATCGGCAACGGAGGGCGTCAAGTCATCAGAGGCCGCAGTGCATTCATTCCCAATGTCTTTCATCCGAACCGGCGCAATATCCTCAGTGGTGAGGTCGATAAACTCCATCGGCTCCGCCTCATTGAACTCGTGACGAAGAACCCCGGCGGTGTTCATCGTTTTGCGATACCGGCACGTCGATAAATCATCGTCGCAAATCGAACCCGAGAAATATTGCTTCTGCGAAGCGTCACGGATCTCGGCACCGGGATAGTTTGCGATATTCTGTACTCTCAAGCCAGAAACTCCACTCCCGCTGCCATTAACAAAGTCGTTGGCGATAGTTCCGCGTATATCAACGTCGAGATTGACAGTCATCAAGGAGCACCCCGTTGCCAGTTCGATACCTGTATTTCCGGTAGCACTGACGTTAGTGCTTTCGACGTGCAGGGAACCAGTTAGAGATCGAAGCGTTCCTTCACAGTAAAACCCAATCGAATCGGTCTGCGAGGGGAACAAAATCACGTTATCGAACCGCGAGCGATATATGCTGGTCCCTGCCGACACTCCCAATAGAATTGGTTGTGTCGCAGCCGCCGCCGCAGCAACAATCTCGACGTGCTCAAGATGAGTTGATGCAAAGCTTGATGATGTGCCGCTGATTTTTTCAAACGAAATGCCGTTATCGCAGTTATGGATACGGACATCCTCTATCTTCGTCGCCTCCGTGAAGCCTCCGCCTAATTGCAGTTTGATGCCTGTGTCGAAATCCTGGATGTAAAGATTACGGAGAGTCTGGCTGTTTGAATCTTCGATGCGGATGGCGTTGCCCTGCCCCTGTGTTCCCGCATTGTATATCCGCAGCCCTTCAATGACGTGCTGCGGACTGTTCACCGCCTGACCAACATCTTCAATAGCAAAGACATCGGATACTCCGACTGTGGCATCAATGGCCGAGCCACCACCCATGATCGTTATCGAGTGCGTAGATGGCAGCGAAATAGTAGACCCGATACGCCACGCATTGGTGCATCCGGGGAAAAAGATAATATCGCCTTCCTCCGATGCCGTAATGGCAGAGTTAATGCTTGATGCGGCGTCAGTGGAGCCATCGCACACGGCCCCGTAATCCCGAATGTCCAGCACATTCCCGCCACTCGCTCCACCGCACGAAGACGACTGCCACGCCGCTCCGCAGTAGAAACACGTCACCTTGTCCGTCCCGCCACCCGTCGTGCAGTCCGTAGCCGATGCCCCGTCTGTAATCGTACAGACCGTACCAATCGTCGGGGACATTACCCCGAGCCGTGCAGCAGTGGCCGGCGTAGAACACCCTGTGCCGCCCGCCTGAGTGCTCTGCTGTGCCCATGCCTGGGACGCCCACAACAGTAGCGCAATCGCCGTAACTAACTTCTTCATATCGTCTGCCCCGCGTTGTGATAATGGATCGTGATGGTCATGATTTGACCTGCTCCAGATGGGGCTGCACCCGTTCCGACCAACTGAACGCCACACGTCCTTGCTGTGCTGTCGAACACACCCATAGAATCCCCCTTGCCCTGCAACGGGATAGATCCGTTGAGTCCTGCTATTGAGTTCATGTTGATGGTCGCCATCGCGCCTTGTGTAAACAAGGGGTCCACAACGACGGCGTATGCGTCCTCGTCCCCAACGAAGCCAACCAGTAGACGGTAATCACTTGTCGCTACTACATTGGCGTTCTTCACGTTGGTGTAAACATCCACCGAAGTGATGATTGCACCAACTGGTAAATCCGTGAATTGGATAAACGTGTTGTAGTTAGATGAGGTAATTGCGACTTCTCGGCAGATCGCCTGCGACAATCCAATCGGAGAGAAGTTGTAAACCGACGAGTTCGTCTTGTTCACCTCAACCCCTAGTCGATGTCCGTAGAGCTTGTCGCCCCGAAGCGGCTCGAACTCTAGCGTTGAGTCGTATGTATTATAGGTTCCTCCAACCGGAGGAGATGTCACTGTCGGTTTGTCTCCTTCGAGCAATGATTCGGACGATTTGACAATAATCTCCTTGTACGGACCAAAGGTTCTACCCAACGCCCTTGCTCGAACCCGCACGATATCATCAACATCGGATGGCAGATCAAACACGATTGGGGCTGACAACGTGGTTCCTGTCACCTCATCGCCAATGGAAATCCACTGAAGCGTTGAAATAGGGTCTTCTACTACTATAAGGAACGAGTAGTCACCTGATCCGGCGAAGATAGAACTGAATGGAAATGATTCGACTGTCCCATCTTCAATGTTGAGGAACGCATCCTGGCTTTTCGGCACAGGGCCGATGCGCCGATTGGTATCCAACGAGGCCGCATCCTCGTTGTGATAAAACCGAAACTCCTTGTCGATTTGTGAGGGTGGAGATTTTGTCTGATCGGTGAAAACTGTTCCACGAAATCCGGTATCAACTGCGTACGACGCTCCCCATGCTGGGATATTAGTGTGAGTAGTCGTAAAACTTGTTGCGGCTCGCCACGAAACGAATATGAAACCAGAACTCGTTGTAACCGTGACCTGAAAATACCCCGTGAATTGATTTGCCGTAAGTCCGCCAGCATCCGGCAAATCAGAGATATACAACCAATCCCCAGTGTTTATCGGAACGACTGCCGAGGAGGGGAAAACCAGACTACACCACTCATTAGGGTTAGTGCCCCCCAATGCAAAGTTTCGAGCAAGAAAAGAAACCGTCTCGCCCCATACTGACCCAATCGTTCGGACTTCAGGGATACAAACTAACTGATCCCCGTCATCGAATGTCCCTCCCCCTGTCGCGCTGGTTTTATACAGAAGGTAATCGCTTGTGCAGTAATCTACGTCATACGCGAACGCCCCGTTGACTGGTGCCCACGATACGTCGATAACCCTGCCGTTTACTGGGCCTCGCAGGGAAGCCGTTACAAAGTCCAGGACTGGTACATCTGGCGTTGATTCAAGAACCTCCGTGGTTGTAGGCGGAAGGCTTCCTGTGCCGTCTACAGTGTGAACCCGCGCATCATCTACGATGGTATCGACATCAATAAGTTCTGCGTTCCGTGGATCAATTCCCGAAACAACGCACTTCTTGTTGAACGATAGCGTCCTGCCGAACATGAACTGAGTGCGGTCACGTCCATCGGCGTCCGTATTTATCACTCCGTTCAGTCCTGTGGCCGATTCAAGGTCCGTGTTGCTTCTTATTTTGGTATCGTCGCCCGGTATTCTAATGGTAGACGCGAAGCCAGGATCAGGGGCGGGCTGTCCCTCATCGCCTTTGAACGAGAAGGTGTGCTCCCCACCCAGAGTCCAACCGAGCGAGCTATCCAACAAGAACACATCCCCATTCGCCACGTCTGTGGGGTCCATCTCCACAACAAGGGAATCAATCTGCGTCACATCCCCGCCAGCGATGTCGTAGGTGATCTCCAGTGGGGTCCAGTAATCCTCGCTCAGAGTCGCGTATCCACCCGTCACGGCATTATTGCCCGTTCCGTCAGGGTCAAGTTTGTAACGGACCTTTTTCCCCACTGTCTGGGCGTTTCCCGCCTTGGCGTAGGCAACGAAATACAACCCGGCTCCCTCTGCTGCCGTCAATGGTCCAGCAGTTATCGGAATATTCACTTGCTCGATTCCGAATGTCGTATTGGTGCTCGATTTCGTCAGTTTGACGCATCCCTCGCCTAGATGAGCATCGCTTGTTTCAGCAACAATGGTCGTGCTTGGACCTACGGCGATCCAAGCCGCAATATCCGTGGCTGTATCAAACGCGCCATTGTGGTCAATCGGCGTTCCACGCCAGTCAAGGATCTGGTCTGTAGTAATCGTGTATGGCCCTGATCCTCCATTATCGTCATAGGCGATTACGTCGCCGGCCTGCCCCCAACCCGGTATCGGGTGGTTTACTGTGACGACCTGCGTTGGGAGTGGAATCAGCCCTTCATACTCCGTCGAGAACTTCACCTGTGTACGTCTGTATCGAGCATCAGCGGTCAGATAACGTGCTTCCCGCCATGCATGGTCGTAAGTTTGAATCCCAGGCAATCGAACTGTGTCGATGTTTGTCTCGTTAGGGTTTTGGTCTTCCAAGTACCCATCCACCGTGTCCATGTTCCATGTGTTCTTGTTGAAGAACTCGACTTGGACCCATTTGGGCAGGTCTGTCCTGTTCAGGCTGTAAGAGACTTGAAGCGATTCCCTCGCAATGTTTCGACTCGAAAACGCTGCCACCGGGAGCGTCTGAGGCTCATCCCTGACAACGGTCCATTTGCCAAAGCTATTCAGGAGCTTCAGGCGGTGAACGCGAAGGGTCTGTGCCACTGAATCCAACCACGTCCCACGCTGGTCAAAGTAGAAAGCGTGAGTGTCTGGCAACTTGGCAACCGCTGTTCCGCCTCCTGATGGGGTAAGCGCCTTTCCGCCGTGAATGGATGCGTAGTGTGCCCACGTATCCAGGTCGATCTGTGAGTCGGGGATACCCGCTCCGTAGAACGGGTCACGCAGCATATCGAGCGCGTGCCACACCCCGCTCTCAGTCTTCGTGAAGTATTGTGGGTCTACGTCGTAGTAATCTAACGAGAATTGACCAATCAACGCCGGCGTAATCGTATCGCCAACCGCAACGGTATCCCCTGTCACCGGATCTGCCGGAATCGTCCGATGGACAGCGGAAGCATTATTCGGGTCGGGTTTTATCTTGTAACCGGGATTGTGCGCATAGCCAGATACGCCGTCATGACTGACAGAAATGATTGTGCCGCTTGATCCCCCCGCATCCGGCCCCACATCTAACGTAGGGTTTGCGGCTTGGATATCATCATCCTCGGTGTAGACCGCTGCTGTCGCTATCTCGAACGCAATAGAGTCCTTTGATGGCAATTCTGTGATCGTGTGGGTTCCGTTTGGACTTATCGTACCAACCGCGCCAGTCGCATCCTTCAAGTTCGACAGACCGGCTAGAGTAAACTTCTGACCGACTGCCATATTGTGATCGGTGAACGCCAGGACCACCCGCTTAGACCCAACCAAAGTCTTCAAGGGATCAGCCGCCAGCGCAACGGGAGTTCTTGTGCCACCAACGTCCACGTAAACGGCTTGCCCATAGGTAGGTAGAAGCCTGTGGCATATGAAGGCCAACTCCCGCGAGTTCTGAGAGTTCAAGTTGGCAGATGCCCTGATTTTTACCTCAGCGACCGTGCCGTGATTGTACGACCGTGCTGGACCATCAACCTCAGTCAATCCGAAACGAAGACCCGCCCACTGAATACGATCATCCGCTACGTTCGTATCTTCGTCGTAAACTCCATCTTGTTCATATGGGTCTTTGCCAGTAGGGGATGTCCTCCGAACACGAACTTCAAGGTACTGTGGCCCCGTCCAGACGACTCCCGTCGGTTGATTCGCCCAATACTCATTGTTCTTTACAACGCTTTCTAGCTTGCCCGCACTGCCCATGACTGGCGATTTCGGCACGTTCAATACATCCGCGTTGATTGTAATTCCTAGTGGGTTTACCTCTGATGCTGGACCCCAAATGGGATGCGTAGACCAATGAGACGCGACCACTCCACGCGCACTACCGAGGATGGTGCCAGATCGCTGCCTCCCCAGCGCAACTGTGAGATTTGCGGGTTGGGGATTGTTCTGATGCTTCCATTCATGGAATATCGTTTCCGCCTCATACCAATGAGAAAGCGGATTCCCTGTGCTCGGGTCAATCTGCCTGACTTGAACGCTGACGCCGACGCCCCACCGATAAACACTGCCGCCATCACTGCGACCAACGAGAGTCCCGCCGACGATATCAATGTTGACGGTCTGAGCCTTGCCGGTAGACCGATCCATTCGCAGTGGTGCTGTCCAATCTTTTTTGATGTGGCCGAGAGAGAATCCCGGTCCTGCTTGATCGTCCCCAGCAGGACTGTTCGACTCTTCCCAACGTAGTTGCACCCCTTGGTCAAATCGCGGGGTGACTTTAATCCACGGACGACCACTGGTCGCATCCACCCCAGAGTTTACGATGTGCCGTAACCTTTGAGGATGCGACAGACGCATGCCTAGATTTTCGACATAAGGAGATGTCCAGTGATTATGCTTAGAGAGTTTGTTTGCTCCTATGAGATCGTTGTGGTTGGAATCTAGCCACTCGTAGATAGCAATATCTGATCTTAGCTCAAGGTTACCCGGCTCCCTGAAATACTTCGCCAGACGCCCTGATGCACCGGTTGAATGGACTGTCTCACCAGGGCTTCTGGATAGTATCCCCCACTGGGTTTTATAATCCGTCCTCTCTCCATCTTGTCGCCCTTGATCGTCCCTGTTGTTCCAGTGCGGATCTTGAGCGCCTGACCCCGGAATCGGGCCGTTGGTCTTTATCAGATTCGACGTGCTTGCGCTGTAGTCATACATATCCCCCAAAAAGAACGTCAGCCCGGTAAACCCCCCATTGGCAAACTTATCTCTCAGGGTAGCAGCATCCGTTCCATTGGTAGCGGGCCACGTAACCGTATAATCCGGGGGTGGTCCATAACCGACAGGGGTAGTCGGAGATACTGTTGTGTGAGCTTGGATTCCTGAGAAATAGATAGTCGTGGAGTTTTCCCCAGCCGGACCATCTTCTCCAGCAATAACCGTGTCATTGACTGCGCTGTGAACTACGAGTTCTGATTTCTGCGCCCTTGGGAAAATCTGACCTACATCATTGTCTTCAATATCCGTAAGGAGTTCATCGACAGTTGAAATCAACTGATACTCGTTTGGTCCTTGAAGCGGGAGATTGCCAGTCGAAACGGTATCAAACGCGGCTGGAATAAGAGTTAAACCCTCTCCAGGGTGCCTGATCTCAATATCTGCCTCTGTCAGTCCCTTGAGCGTTCGACCTCCAATGAACGGAGCTATCGAGTCTTTGTCCACATACCCTTGAGACAGATAGCAAGTTTGGAAGACGTATTGTACTGAGCGACCCGTTCGCCCTCGTTGTCCACCCGATGCGGTATTAATCCGGTCTTGTCCCTCAAACGCGATGAACGGTTCTTCAAGCAGATCAGGAACAATCCTCAGATATCCTGTCAAAGAGGGCAGTGGCGATCTTCGACGTGCCACATTCCCTTGGGTCTGAAGTGAATACGTCGGACTCGGCTCTTCCGGCCTCCTGATTTTATTCTCGAATATCTTCTGAAGACCGTATGAACCGCCGACCAAGACCAACCCGGTCACAAGTGCCTTAGTCACGGCAAAAGTGGTCGTAGCAGTAGAAGCAACGCCGAGAGTCGCAGCGGTGGCTCCAAACGACGTTGCCGCTGCCCCCACGCTTCCTCCAGAAACGGCTGCTCCTGCAATCGCACCTAAATACGGAGCCAGAATAGCCAGGAACAGCATCCCCACAATCATCCCGGCTTGAGATCCGCCCCCGCCCCCACCTCCGTAGGGAGCGACAATCCGAGCGTCAATCAGGATCGTGTTTTCCTCAATGACCCGTGAGTCCCATTCCTCTCGCAAGATCCAGTTATCGTGCTCTGCCCCCATCGCGCACATCGTCGGCGCTTGGAACTCATCAATCCCCTGTTGTTCCATGAAGCCACGAATCGTCGTGCCAGGAACCACGTAGTACGCCCCACCGTCCAAATCGGGGTGCAGATTCCCCCCGACCACCAATCTGGTCTTTACAGGGGGCGAAAGAACTCTTGTCTCATCCATCCGGCTTGCCTCGATGCAGTGAAAATGACCCCTGCACCCTCTTGAGAATGTAGTATACGCCCCCCTTGCACATCGAAGTAAGTTCCGACGTGGAGCGGCAATCCTCGCGTGTACATCACGCAGACTGCCCCATTCTCCGGCTTGCTCAGGGAAGTGGCCTCAGAAGGGTCCAGAACGAGCCTACGAACCGCTCTGACGCACTCTAACGCGCTATCCACGTCTACCCTCACATCCTCCAGAGAACGCCCGAAATAGCGTTTCTGGACGTGCAGGAGCAGCCCGTAACAGTCGTACTCACGCGGCCCTCTGCCGCCCGGTGCCCAAGGGAGTCCGATCAGACTGTGAAGATCGTCGAAATCCTGCTCAGTCAGCCGATTATTCGTCGGTTGCTGGTGCATTGAACAGGTACGGAGCCGTATCAGCGGTGTAGTACCGATTGGGGAACGGCCTATTCACCAGATCGGCCATCTGACAGGTAGCGCGGAGAATCTGCCCTTCCGCCACGACTGTCGTCAGTTGCATCTCGACTACGTATTCCGGCACCGCCGCTGGGAAATCCGCCGTTGTCCCACTGTACATCCTGTAGCGGACAGGAACCTCTTCGTCGGTCGCAACTGCATTGTCCAGATACTCCCCAATGTACGGCAGGATGTTGTCGATCTGGATGTCAATGCTCGGATTCTCCTCCGGTCGCCGGCGCGGGGGACGGATGTCGAATCCTACGGGGTCGAATCTGACCTGGCTGTTGGCGTCTACCGGGGCATCCGCTTCAAGGGTCGCTTTCAAGGAGTTGTAGTCCCGCACCACCCGAATCGGCGCGCTCTCCTTCTCTGGAGTGAAAAAGGTTGAATGGCGAAGCTCCAACGTGTGGTAAACCACCACGTCGTCCTTCACCTGAGCAAACGCCTCTTTGGCTGCCGTGCTGAAGTCTGCCATCAGGATATCGGGTCCAGGATTTCTACGCGGGCACTCACGTCCCAGAAGTTGACTGCGCGATATTGAAACTCCATCGCCTCTACGAACCTCACGCGCTTCTGCACGAACGCCCCGTTAATCCACAGGTTCATCAGAAACACCTTCGCCCCGCCTTCCAAGGTCACGTCAAAGAACGTCTCCGCAGAGTCGCACTGTGCGTCCGTCATCTCCCACTGGAGGCTCCAGTTAATCGGTGCTCCGGTAGCGAAACGTCGTTGACGCGGCGGTCCCGAGTCCATCTCGGTACGGCGTACCATAGACGCACGCTGCCTTCTGTACCCCCTGTCTGCCGGGTCCGGGGGTGCCGTCGTCTGACCCGTGTTCCAATTCGGCAATGCCATCAGGTAAGCCCTCTCTGCTGCGCCTGAGCACTCAACATCGAGCCGAGCGCACTCCGTCCGTTACCCGCCCTCTCCGCGAGCTTCGCGTCCACCAGGTCGATGATGATGTCCATCTCCATCCCGTCTGGACCCTGCCGCTGCTGCTGGCGTGACTGAGCCTGCGTCCCAGCCGGCGCGTTATTGACCGTCACGTTCACTGGGCCGGAAGACATACGCGGCCCGCGTCCCTCAAGGACCGGATTTCCACTCGGACTGCCAATCATCAGAGGACTTCCGCCCGTGGCTATACCCGAAGGTGCTGGAGTAAGGCTCCCCGGTGCCAATCCGCCCAACGATTGCGCCAAAAGATTACCAGCCTGACCCAGCACCCCGCCCTGACCCCTAAGTGCCTCGAACAATGGCAAGAGCACTTGTAGGCGAAGAATCATCTCCAGTACCGATTTCAGTATGGAGTCCGCGAAACTCTCGAAGTTGAACTCCCCTTCGACCAGACTGTCCGCGAGCGTCGAGGCGAAGTTGCGTAACGATTGCGTGGCAATATTCATGCTCTCCGCAACCACCGGGTCCGCAAACTTCTTGCCCATCTCCTCGTACAGACGAGCATTTCTGAGCAGCAAATCCCCTTGGTCTTTGAACTCCGGGTTGATCTTGATTAACGCAGCACGAAGCAGTTCCGCATCCCGAACGACCGTAAGGAAACTCGCGCTGCCATCCTCAAGAGATAGAGCAAACTGACGAACATCTTCCCGCGCTTGCTGCCCGAACAAATCCTCAAGATTTATCAGACGATCTGCATCGGCTTGCGTGATGTCGG